TGAACGCTTCCATTTCTTCTGGAGTTCCGGTAACTACATACACAAATACTGGCTGTCCAGTCTTAGCTGAACGATAATAACTGTTTAATTTTGCTTTTAACATTTTGTTTATTTATTAATTTGTTTTTGTTTAAAACTTTAATTTAATTCCAAGGCTTGATAATGAATATTACAACCAGTGCCATTAATGTATATAATGGGCCACTAAGGATTGCAAATAATGTCTCGAACATATCAGCGCCTTGTGAAGACTGATATATTTTATAAAGATTAAAGGCTCCAAATAGAAGCCATATAATCGAGATGATTAATATTGTCATGATTTAGCTTTTTTGACTTCAATTGTGAATAAAACGCCAATACATACCGCAAGAATAAAATCCATTACAATTGCAGCAACGTATGATTGATGATAAATTAAAATAGCTATAATTATTGACATAAATAAGCTCATAATCACCGCTAATTTAATTTGTGTTTTCATACTCGCTGTGATTTTATTGCTTGAACTTTACGATAGCCAAAGAAGGCTAACACGCTTTTATTTGCCTGTGATTTTGATGTGGCAAATGTGTCATACTCTATTGCAGTCTTATCTGATAAGCATACAATTGTGTGAAATTTAACGGACATTTAATTATAATTTACGCATTATTTGTATTTTAAGATTTATTTTTAGCTGAAATTGATGTTGCAAATGATAATATTGCTCCAACCATAAAAACATGTGCACTTACTGCCATTTCAAGGACTACGCATGCTATTTCAAATGCTAATAATATTAGTCCAGCAATTAAGAATGTTACTTTTTTATTCATGATTAATTAAGTTTAATTGATAAGACTGGCTTGATTGCCACTATCTAGTATAACCTTTTCGAGGGCGTTCGGATAGTACCAGTCCTTGAGGCTCTTGTATTACTAGTAAATGCTTTAAAATAATCCCCGAAAGGTTGCTGTCCTTTACGATTGCGAATCGTGATTACATACAGGGATTATAAATTTTAATAAATACAACCAGCTTAAGATCCATAACTTCCATTAAAGATAGCTGGCTGTATTATTTGTGTGTTATCGGGCTTACTCGCATAAGTTGAGCCACCAAGATATCTTCGGTTATTCCTCAGACCACTATCTCAGTTAATTGGCATAAACCAATCAGCAAAGTAAAACCCTGCTGTTACGATTATTGCACCGATAACAATTGCACATGTGTATTTTAGAAAGCGTTTCATGGCTTAATATGTTTAAGTTGTTGTAATATTATTAATTGCGTAATCCAATCGTACCTAGCTCTAATGCGGTTAAATTTAGCATGAGAATAGTGTTGACGGGAAATTGCAGAGCTGTTGACGGTTGAGACGGTTAGGGAGAGGTTATACATGATAAATACTCTTTTATATTAACTCCATCAGATGATATTGGAATTCTGTTATTAAGTAACTCGAAGTTACCCTCAGAATCAATAATACAAACACAATCACATGGCGCTGTCTTTAACCTGTTAATAGATGTTGCTTTTTGCTCTTGATTAAAGTCTTTATACCAATCAATAAATGATTTTTTGCATGACTCTGGATATAATTGCACTGATATTGGTAGCGTCCAGTCGCAGAAATCATATCTAATGATATCTTTATTTAGATCATCCTTGGGTATTACTATTCCTATGCCGTAACTCATTTGTTATTGATTTATCTGATTCGGAATTTATTCTAATATACATTATATAATCTAAGAGAATATTTATTGCGTCTTCTGGCGAATACTCTCCTGAGTTTGCTTTACTTTCTCTTGGTAATACTAATGATATGTCTAATTTATATTGTTTATCCATAACTATTGTTTTAATATTCATTTAATGGTTTCCATTGATTATCTGAATTAACAACCATCCCACGCTATCTCCAGCCTTTGCCATATTTAAAATTAATCTCAGATGGCGTTAACTTATAATGTGCATAACGATTTCGCTTAACGTTATATTCAGCGATATAATCACCAAGGGAATCGCAATAATTGTCGATGATATCTTCAGCGTATTGGCCCATTGTATTAAGTTGATTCCATTATTACTGGAATTTGAGCTCCATTGGATATTGCAATAATAAAATCACGCATCAACGATTCGGATAACAATACATGATCAACATAAAAGTGTTGGCCATTTATTATCATCAGTAACTTATTGGGATCAATTGGTTCTAAGTTTAAATTAGCCATAATTCTAGGTTGTGTAAATTGTTAATATTTGAGATAGGTGAAATAGTAGGGTGTGAGGATAACTATTTAATAATGAATTCCTTGCGTAATAATGGGATTATCTCCAATAACCATTTATTAGTCTCACCAGTATTCATCATCCAGCCCTTAGTTGCTACAAATAATTCGTCAAATCTATTCTCAAGCTTCTTGAAATTAAATGTCTCAAATTGTTCTATTATAGCATAAGCCTCATTACGAGTATTAACATCATAGTAAAATATCGCTTGATTTGAACGATCTTGCTTGGGCCGCCATTTAGCAATACGAATCTTTAATGCACACAAATGCGTTCTCCATGATATAGATACACATAGGAACTCTTCGGATTTATATGACCAATCAGATCTAATGCCATATGTTGAATTTAGTTTTGAATTAGCCATTGTTGAATGTTTAAATAATCGTTGTTTAATTGGTTAGGCGAATAATATGGGTGTAAGGATAGTCCTATTCAATCATTAATGAAAGTCACTCACTCACTCATTACTAAGCGTTACCGAACCTTCGAAGTCCTTGAAGTTATTGCTATTGAAGTTGATTGATGATTCTCCAACTCTAAATAAACTATGCTCAGTCAGTCCCACAACAACTCCAGAGTTAATTGACTCGAATAATACTATTTTTGATTGGTCAAACATTAGTTTTGGGAATGATCTTGATTTGGTTGGTGCGTCTTTATTTACTGTTGATTTCATAATTATTTATTTAAATTGTTATTGCCTCGCGCGCGCGTACATTATTATATAGTAACACTCAACTCTATTCTGCCGAGGTATATTGACTACTCAATATTTAAACAGTGAGATTCGGATTAAAGGCCTACTATCTGAATGTTCCAGATGTTATCTATATTGAGTGTTACGATAAATTATCCTTAGACGAACTTGATGTATGCGAATTTATGAAGCATACAACTAGGGAGTCTTATAAGAGTATTATTAATTGTTATTGCAATACTGGACTATATTCCCTAGATATAGATATAATATTATAATGAGCCAATATATCTGGATATTAAGCTACTGCACCAGCGTCACCTACGTATAGGTTAGCATGACTCATTATAATATTATCAATTAATTCAATGCTCTATTGGCCCTAAATCCAGCAAGTCCAATCTTGGCATAAGCTGTGAATTTGGATACTTTAGTTGAGCTGAATTGGATTCTGTAATCCACTGGTAATACGCTTGATTCTACGTGATTGTGATTGCATGATATAAATCTTTAGTTGTTAATAAATAGTGTCTATAAGGGCTTGGTATTGTAATAATACAGCGGGAGATTCATGGGATTTAAACCCAAACTCACAATTTTATCTATAGATTATTATGTAAGTTGTAATCCTGCGACTTTCGCCCCTGTAATATTATATCTATATACAGCACCTTGGTATATATAGATTATTGAGTGAGTACAGACTTATATCGGGCAGGTCTGCGGCCCATTAAGAGCGGCTGCGACTTGTGCGAATGCTGTACAAACATCTTTATTATAGAGCCCTCAAGGTGATCAGCATTACCTGTTATTCAAGGGCTCTATTTGTATTCTTAGCAAGGGATTGCCCTTACGTATTTAACGTCAACTTGCTTGCCGTCTTTAGGAAATGAATACTCAACATCCTCAAAGCGAAGATTACGTTCCATTTCAGTACCAACGATGGCTGCATCAGGCGTTGTTTCAGACTGTATAACAAACTCTCTGCCTTGGCAAATACCAAACAAAGCATCCATTACGATCTCTTGACAACGGATGTTAGAACCGCCTGTGCGAGTCTTAGAAGGAGCAACTTGTAATACTTTAAACTTAGTCATGATTGTATGTTTTAGATTGTTAGAGTTCAGATTAACTGCTTAACGAATTACTGATGATGTGTGAGTAGTCTTACGCATTCTTTGCATCATCAACAGTGCAGCAACGTGACACTTGGCGACTAGTGTCGATTCGTGTCAGCGGCATCAACTACATCAACGCCAAGAGTTAGTAAAGGTGAAAGATCGCCTTGATTGCCGATGAAAAGAGAGATTAACAACGAATGCCGGGGCTGATGACCCAAGTTGAGATGAAGTGGGCGATCTGGATTGTATTATCCCATGATCTCATTAATATCCAAAAAATATTTTTTTAATTTTCAAAAATTTTCACTACCTTTGCTAAGTAATTTAAAATTAACGTTATGACCGAGAAAGAAAAGACTTTAGATTTAGCTACACTAGAGTGGATTAAGTTTTTGTTTCAATTATACAGCGACGATTCATGTCAAGTACAGGGGTACAAAAGATTATGCCATCTTATAGAAGATCTTAAAAATTCCCCTAAAATAACCGATATTAAACCACGGCTAAATCCACCAGATTACAATATTGGGCCTATAACAATGCAGCCCAGAATTTTTGGATCAAATCTAGGGTGTCCACTATGTAATGGTTCTGGCAATTATAAAATTGGCAACTTTGGTGGTACTGCCGTTGAGTATGTTAGGTGTCCATGTCAAGATAGAGTTGAGTAATTATACTTTTAGTCATCTGACTATGTTTATAGTCAATTAGCCATACTAAGATAGATTTGGTAGATTCAAAATAAAGTTGTATATTTGTGATTGTATTGGATTGCAATTAAACTTTTGGTTCCTAAATTAATACCGTAAGATCAGGAAGCCAATTGGATCGTGTAAACCCATCAAAAACAATAGCATACAACAAGTTAAATCAAACATATGACAATCAAGGTGGATATGTTTCAACTGCGGATACGAAAGTTCTGTCAGAATGTTTTTAGGCGACGCGCAAAGACTTTTAAAATCTCTCGTTATGAGAGTGGGGAGGGGGTCTTTTCTTGCGCACGTTTATATAGCGACTGCAATAGCTGAGTTATATAAGACAACAAAAAGGTAAGCACCCTCTCTGCAAGTTATGTCTTGTTGAATTTTAAATTAATTATATGAGTGGATTTTATTTGAGTAGTGAGAATTATGACAGAATTAAATCATTAGCAAAGAAGGATAATTCTGCCGAGAGTATTATTAAGTTTTTATATGAGTGTAATCAACATCAAATTTCTGCTGCGGCAAAAGATAAGAATGTTTACAATAAACTTCTAACTCCTAAGAAGCCAAAGGTAAATGTAAGTAATAACCCAAAGTCTAATTATTTCAAAGATAAAGCTGAGGAAGAGAGATTAAATAAGATTGAAAACTGTACTCTATATGAAGCTAAGTTTGCCGAGTATCTGGATCTTCTAGATATTAAGTATAAGCGGGAGCGAATATTTTATAGAGATAATAGTTGTTACTTTGCTGACTTTTATATAATGGATAAAAATATAGTGGTTGAAATTGATGGGGAATATCACGACGAAGAAGATCAAATTATAAAAGATAATATCAGAACTTCTGATTTAATAAATAAATGCGGAGTTAAGGAGGTTGTCAGATTTAAAAATCATGAACTTATCGACGAGCAGAAATGTTTTAATTTAATTATTGATAGGCTTAAAATTAAAAGATACTAACATGAACACTCCAGAACAATTAATGAAGCCTGGGTTTGAGCATTTAAATCAAGCTAGGGAATGTTTCTCCAAAGCTTTACCACTATACTCAGCCCGTAATGATGACAATAAGGGCGACCAATATAACATTGACGACATAAAGCGTGCTATAATGTTACTTGATAAAGCTTACGACGAAATTTCAGCCATCTGGGAAAATGACATTAATGTGTAGAACTGAAGAACAATATTACGATCAGATATACATTTCTAATCAGATTATCTGGGAATGTAAAGATTGGCAAATAAATTATTGATTTTTACTTTTATATTCAGATTATTGTTTGTACCTTTGTTGCAGTATTAGATCTAGTGTCGCAAACGGCTAAAGCGTATCCCAGCCTGGGTATAGGCAAACGAAAATAAGTCCTACGTTGTGGGTTCAAATCCCATCTAGATCTCTAAACTTTAAATATTGAATATATGGAGACTAATGCAAAAGTTAAATTTGAGAATGATCAGGATTTTACAGATGGTGTTATTTCGATGGGTAATATGCTAGAGACATGGCAGAAAACCTCAGATGAGGGTTATAAACGAGAGTTCACGTTAACACCAAACAGAGAGAGTTTATCTCTAGAGATTTTATTAAAAGTTACTAAATAAATAGCTGGTCACTCCGCTTCCCATTAGAACAGCGCGCTCAGAGTGGCCCATTTTGACCTCCCACCTATCTAGATAGTAGGCTGTGATTCGGCAACTTACGATAGCAGTTTGATCCCTGGCAGTTACTCTGTTGGGGATTTTTTATTGAAAATAATGACAGATTTGTGTTTTAATATAAATATAGTATGTATCTTTGTATTAAATATTTAATAATTATATTATGAGATTTTTAATTCAAACAATTAATGGTAATGTCAAACACGATTTTAGTTTTGCATTATTGCAAGCTATTGATTTTCATAAGTGGACTGGAAATTACATTAATTTTAGATTGTCAGATGGATATATGCCGTCTAATTATATCCCAGTTGGTAGTGTAGAATTTGTGTCTAAGTATATTAATAAATTCTATGGAGCAATTCCCAAACCTATTAACATTCCAGCTGAGTTAATTAGTCAAGAATTTTGTGGAAGGAATGTTATTAATGGCACTAATCTAGATATAGATGGATTGAAATTTGTTAAGTCTAATGATAAGATAAAGTCATTCACCGAAATATGCGATACTGCGCCTGATGGAAATTATCAAATATCAGACTTAATCAATATACAAAGCGAATATAGGTGCTTTATACACAAGCAAAAATTAGTTGGAATTAATAACTATTCTGGAGATTTCACAATGTTTCCAGATGTATGTAAGATCAATAAAATGATAGAATCGTTTAAATCTGCTCCAGTTTCATACACATTAGATGTTGCTGTTTGCGATGGAGAAACTGTTGTAATAGAAGTGCACGATTTCTTTAGTTGTGGATTGTATGGGTTTTCAAATTTAAAGATATTGCCATATATGTTTTCTCAATGGTATTATGAATATACTCGCAAAATAAATAGATAATTACTTGGCATATTGAATTATAAGTTTTATCTTTGTAGTGTAATTAAAATATAAGAGTTATGATTGCATATAAATTGTTTAGAGAGTTAAAGGATGGTTCAATTTCACCGCTGTTTATTAATAAGAAGTTGAGATTAAAATTAAACGAATGGTTAAATGCCGAGTCTCATCCAACAAAAGGATTTGCTTTTAGACCAGGATGGCATTGCACCGAAGAGCCAGTTGCTCCACATTTAAGTACTAATGGAAGGGCTTGGTATAAGATTGAAGTTGAAGATTTTAAGAAATATAATAGACCTGAATCACAGGGTGGAACTTGGGTGTTAGCAAATAAAATGAAAATATTAAATAAATTATATGCCGAAGTATAGATGCACAAACCAAACTTGCTCACAGTATAATGAGATTGAAAATATTAGTGGCACTAGAATTACCATAGTTAATGGAACAGCTTTAGACCGAAACGCCTATTGCAAAATTTGTGGAGATAAAAGAGAGGTTGTTCGTGAGGAAGGAATGACTATTAATATTGCAGGGACTAATGATCAACGCTTAAGGATGGAAAGACAATAATGAATATAAGCACTAAATTTGATTTTGGTGATGTGGTTTATCTAAAGACCGATCCAGATCAATTAGAGAGAATTGTAACTGGATTTAGTGTTAAGCCTAATAGTTTATGCTATAGTTTATGTCATTCAACAACCGAGAGTTGGCACTGGGATTTTGAGATAACAAATGATAGAGATATATTAAAAACAACAACAAATTAAAATATGGCAACTAAAGAAGAATATAATTCAGTACCAGTCGAGTTTTGTAGTAAGGCAACATGCTGCTCTCTAAACATAAAAGAGGATGAAGATGGCAGTATTTATTGCGATGACTGTGGTGGCATGAAAGTGAGTAAAGCTCCAATTGCAGAATGGGAAGAATACTGGATGATGGCACATGGTGAAAAATTACTTAATATAAAGCGAGTAAATGTGGTATAAAAGTAAGAAAATTTCAGATGAATTCTGGATCGAGTATAAAAATCAATTTAGAAAAGATCTTGAATCTTTAAAGAAAACTATGGAAAAATACAATAAATTAGTTGAATCAAAGAATAAAGATGCAGCCACAAAAACTGATTAACACAAATAGAGCAGTCATTTCTTGCACAAAGGAAACTCTGTGTGAGCAGTGGCTGAGATTTACCAGAGAATTACACGGCCTGTCAGATGGCGAAATTGTGTTGGCTGGTAAGTTCCTAGATAAGCGTATTGAGCTAAAAGAGAAGATTACAGACGATGAATTACTCGATGAATACTTACAGTCCACTAAGGTTAGACAAGGCGTTAAAGAGGCTGCAAACGTTAAGAATTCAGCTGTATTCCAGAACATGTTGAGCAGTTTGCGTAAGAAGAAATTCTTTCTGGCTGGGGATAGAATTAACAAAGCATTCATACCAAACTTAGATGATCCTAGTAAGAAGTATTTTAAGGTTGAAATAATATTTAAGATAGATGGATAAAGTTTTAACTGGAATAGTTGCGGAGGTAGCACTGAAATATAATACCAATATACAGGAGGTGGAGAAAGTGTTAAATATGCCATATAAGATGATGAGAGAAAATATTCAGGCGTTAGAGTTAAGAGGACATTTATATGAAGAGATTAAAGATCAGAAACTTAACTTTAATATGCCTATACTGTTTAAGTTACACTTAAATAAATATAAACTAGATAAATTTAATTCAAAGAAAGATGACACAGAAAGTACAGAAGATTGAGGCAGAACCCATGTGGAACTATATGTATCTGACAGTCAACAAGAAAGCTAATGTAAGCAAGAGTGGATTGATTGTTTCGACGATAGATGTTATTGACATGAAGCAGGATGTGCTGAAGGTTGGCGACGGAGTGCGGACTATACGCCCTGGATATAGTGTTGAAGTAGATCCTAGACCATACTTTGTAAAGGATTGGAAAGATCAGAACAACCCATCTCTAAATGAAGAAATCCACAAGAAAAATGTTGTTAGTATTGCGTGGCCAATTGAGGAGAAAGATGGCGTTGATGTAATGGTTGTGCCAGATAGTCACATTAGAACATTTTGGAGAAATGGCATTGCACCAGCAGATAATGGAATAAATAGTTTCAATGAGATAAATACTCTTACTGGATTATTGGCAGAATTAAATAAGACAGCAGATCCATTGGCTGAAAAGGTTAAAGAGAAACTTAGTAAATTAATTTAACCACTCTTTATATAGTATATTTAGACCGACGCTTAGGCGTTTAACTTAGGCTCCTTAATTGGGGCCTTTGTTGTTTTGATAATTATACCTATCTTTGTCTACACAATTTAAGAATAATGTAATGATTACGAGTGATCAAATAGAAAACCTTGGATTCAGTAGAGTTCCAGAGTGGGACACAGAGGTTACCTTGGCATATAAGTATGTTAAGAATAGATATGATAAGCCAAGAAATACTATGAATTTATATAGGTTAGATAGGTTAGTTGATACTGATTATATGGAGTTGAAGTCAACTCTTCAAAGAGAAATGGATTTTAATATGTCAACCTTTAGCTTTAACGGCGAGCTGGAAACAGTGGATGAATTATTCGACTTATTTGAGAACTTTAAGGATTTGAATAATAAAATTTAATATTATATACAGGGGATAGAGGGATGAGACTACTTGAGTTTAAGAAAGAATCGTATGATGTCGTCATTACAGAAGAGTGTTCGATGTTAATACCTTTCAAAAAAATAATAGACAGAGACCGATCGAAAGAGAAGGATTTAGCACTAAAGGAAATAACGTTTATTTACTTTTATACAGATGCAACCTCAACATATCAATCTATATTTTCAGAGTCAGATAGATGCGATGAAATTAAGAAAGATATAGGGCTTCCAATTAAATGGAAAATTGATCCCATTATACAAGATGCGATTAAATTTTACTCAGAAAAATCTAAAACAGCAGTTCATCATCTATATACAGCGAGTATGACAGCTGCTGCTGCCGTAAACGATATTTTAAGCGACGCTAAGGCGTTAATAGAAGCAAGTAAGGATAAAATAGAGGCTGTACAGAAGGTTATCGGAGCGCTCGAAAAAGTGCCTAAGGTGATGGCTTCTCTTAGAGATATCGAGAAGGAGCTTATCCGTCAGATTGAAGATAAAGAGGGCAAGAAGATTGGAAGCAAATCATTTGCTGTATATGAAGAGGGATTAACAATTGACTAATGAGTGAAGAAACCGTAGAATATATTCGCACAAATCGCTATCAAACTAAATTAACAGAAGAACTCCGTGCTTCTCTATCAAAAGAGGTGTGGACGGATTTGCTCGAATTCATTGAATCAGTGGGGTTTATAAATTATTTGATTCAACCGGAGGAGATTCGTGGGTTTGCTAAAGATAGAGAACGCGATGAGTCTGGTAAAATTAAGGTTGATATAACAAAGCCACACATCCTTGAGAATATGGATTTCTTCAGGGAGAGAGCTTTGTATCACGAGAAGCATGGTAGATATACTCATTTAAGGCCCAACCCTAATCCTAAATCAGAATATACAGCCTTTTGGAAGGAAGAGTTGCGACGGTGGAGAGATGGATTGGTTAGACCAAGTGATGGAGAGTGGATTTCTGGATGGCATTATTTTTATTTAAATTATAGCCCAATCTGGGTAAACGAGGAAATAGCTGAAGATAGTTCTAAAAAGAAAAGCAGAGGTGACCGCAAACGTAAATTCCCAAAGTTTTGGAATGGTGATTATTTGTTTTTTCACTATCTAGAACAGGCTAGAAATAGTGGTCAACATGCTAAGTTGCTGAAAACCAGGGGTTGCGGGTACTCGTATAAACTTGGATCAATGTCTCCACGCAATATGTACACAGAGCCTGGATTGCCAAATTTTCACTTAGCGTCAGATAAGGGTTTCTTAGATGGAGAGAAAGGTGTGTTTGGTAAAGTGTTAGATACATTGGATTGGATAGCAGATAACACTCCTTTGCCAAAAATGAGGCTAATAAATTCCACTAGGTCTAGGGAGATTCAACTTGGATATCAGGATGAGTATGGAGTTAAGCGTGGACTGAGATCATCGGTATATGGTATTTCACTTAAAGACAACCCAGATAAAGTTAGAGGTTGCCGCGGCCCACTAATTCATTATGAGGAAGATGGGTTATTCCCAGACTTAGAAAAGGCCTGGTCTGTTAATAGAAAGGCTGTAGAGGATGGAGATATTGTTGTAGGATTTCAAATAAGCGGGGGCACAGGAGGCTGCGAGGGCGCTGATTTTGAGGGTTCTGAAAAATTATTTAGAAACCCATTGGCTTATAATATATATGGAATACCAAACGTGTTTGACAAAAACTCAAATGGAGAGACTGTTTGCGGATTCTTTTGGGGAGCATACTTAAATAGAGCAAAATGCTATGACGAAAAAACAGGTGAATCTGATGTTGTAAAAGCATTGATTCAGGTTCTTGAAGATAGATTCATAGTAAAATATAATTCATCAGATCCTCAAGTTATTACTCAGAAGTTAGCTGAAGAGCCAATCGTTGTTTCTGAGGCTGTTATGAGAACCGGTGGCACAATATTTCCAGTTGCAGACTTAAAGGATTATAGAGATTCCATACGGATACAAGGCGCTAGATATTTTGATGCACATTATGTTGGAGATTTAGTAATGAATCAACACAATATAGATTGGAAGCCAAACGCTGACTTATATCCAATACGAAGATTTCCAGTTGGATCAGATAAGCCAGAAGGAGCTATCGAAATATTTGAAATGCCTAAATATGGAGCGGATAATAAGATAGATCCAAATCGCTATATAGCTGGAATAGACCCAGTTGACGACGACCAAGCTGGAACAACATCGCTAACATCAATATTAATTTTAGATTTATACACAGATCGTATAGTAGCAGAATTTACTGGACGACCAAGATTTGCTAATGACTTCTATGAGATATGTAGAAGAATGCTTATATTTTATAATGCAAAAGCAAATTATGAGAACAATAAGAAGGGTATATTTAATTACTTCGATCAGAAACGTTGTTTAAACTTATTATGCGAGACTCCACAAATTCTTAGGGATATGGATTATGTCAAGGGTTCTGGATATGGCAATAAGTCGCTCGGAACCAATGCTACGGCTCCAATAAATACTTGGGGTAGAAGACTTCAGCGTGACTGGTTAATGTCTCCAGCATACATGCAAGATGTTGATGATGAAGGTAATCAAATCGGCCAAAAGCTTAACATGCATTGCATTAGAAGTATTGCATACCTTGAAGAGTTGATTGGGTGGAATCAAGATGGGAATTTTGACAGAATTAGCGCAGCGGGAATGTTAATGATCTATAGAGAGGATAGGTTAAAATATATTCAGCAACGTGACAATAAAACAACCGATGACGATTACGATGAATATATAGATAAGAATTTTCAGAATGCATACCAAGGGCAAAACAGCTATGGAGTATCTGTATCGTCAGATTGGTAAATAGAAGAGCCAATCATATTTAACTAAATTTGTAAACTTATATAAGTAATAATATATGTCAACACAATCATCTGGATTTCCCAGACAAAAATTACCATCTTCAAAGAAA